TTTCATTCTGTGCTTATACGTAAACATGGAAGCTGCTCTTGAGCCTTTTGCTCCACTTTGGTGGACTGACGGGGCTCTTCTGTATGGGCAGATCAAGGTCATGATGGGGAACTTCACTGCTTTGCAGTGGGTTCTCTTTCTGTTTCTCGCTCAGCTGAGCGTTGCCAGCTATATGCTGGTAACGTATTACAGCATTCGAGCTGTGATGTGGCTGTGTAGCAGGGGCTCTGAGATAGTTCTGGGGACGTGCAAGAGCGCTTATACCGCCATTGGGTGGTTGGTGGTTTTGCCGCTCAGGGTTTTCTTTGGCCCCATTCCCCTAGCCATATGGCTGATTAGGCGAGCTCGTCATACCACTCCGGTTGAGCTGGTCATTTCTACCTCCGAATACAAAGCAGGAGATAGGAATGTGCAAGTTCCCGAGATGGCCAATCCGACTCGTCCTTTGCGAGACTCAGAACTCCCTCCATGCGTTGCTTCAATGGTTGATGACTCCGGTGTGCATTTGGGATTTTGTTCCCTTGTTGCGCTGGAGAAAGGAAAGCCACCTTTGGTGGTGACTGCTTTGCACGTTTTGAAGGAAGCTATGACCCAGGGACTGGGAAAAGTGCATATCCTTGCAAATGGGAAGAAGCACGCTCCCTTCACTCCCAACATTGAATTCCGCTCTGAGGTCCTTGATGTCGTTGGCATCCGAGCTCCTCCAGCGATGGGTTCAGTTTTGGGCTTGAAGATTGGAGCTCCAGCCATTGCGAAAGCACACTCCTTGGTCAAGGTGTTTTCACCTCCACCGACGACAGGAGCTGCAGCTCGGTCTTGTACCGCTGCGGCTTCTTACCCTAAGGCATTCCGCATCCAGTACTCCGCTAGCACGGTATCTGGCTCAAGTGGATCCCCGCTCATGGACATCAACGACAAGATCGTTGGTGTGCACACGTATGGATCCTTGTGTAACAACAAGGTCGTCAACGGCGGTGCGGTCAACTTTTGGAAGCTTTGCCGCCCAGGCGTTGTTGCTGAGACCAGCAGCAAGGCCCAGGACCGAGCAGAGTACCTGGATGAGGACTTCATCGCTGGAGATTATGCGGGAAGTAGCTTTGATGAGGACGTCGTGGATATGGAGTACGGAGATGTTGAGGCGCGTTATTTGGTTAAGGGCAGTCGCTATGCGCCTGCACCTTCCAAAACGCCCTTCGTCCCACGCTCTGGTGAATTCTGGGCCGATGACTTTGAGGAGGAGAAGGCGGATTTTCCCAGGGAGGAGTCGAAGGCCCCGACTTCTCTGCCATCGCCAGGGCCAGCCATCCAAACAGTGAGTCCGAAGACTTCGCCGCCCACCGAGCCCTCAACCGGTTCTGGAAAGCGGCGGAAGAGGAACCGCAAGGTGCGGTCAAAGGGGCGGGACGCTTCAATAGCCTCCGCCCCGACCCTGTCTGGAAAGAGCCCCCTGCCCTCACAGCAGCCAAGCGTGTCAGAGCCTCCCTTGGAGACTGGCACGTCCCGAAGCGAGACGCTGAGGCAGAGCGAAGCAGCCTACGCTACCAAGCGGGTCGTTTTCGCCCCACTGAGCCGCCCAGCCAAGAAATCCAGCTGAAGCTTGTTGATTGGCTTGTTGACAAGTATCCGAGCACTAACTTTAATCCCTTGGACGATCTGCACAGACGAGCCCTGTCTGCTGTGGATAACCTCAAGATGGATGCGAGTCCTGGTATGCCGTACATGCAACAAGTCCAAACCAATGCTGAGTTGTTGAGGTTCTATGGCCGTGAGTGGCTTGCGTCTTTGGTCGTTGAGAGGATTTTGTTGATCCAGGAAGCTCCGCTTGAAGCGTTTGAGCGCTGGACAGCAGCTGAGCTGGTAGAAGCCGGATTGGTTGACCCCGTAAGGGTGTTCATCAAGAACGAGTTGCATTCCGCTGAGAAGGTTTCGCAGGGTCGCTACAGGTTGATTTCCAGCATCTCCGTCGTTGATCAGTGCGTTGAAAGAGTTTTGTGCTCTCCGCAGAACAACTTCGAGATTGAGAGCTGGAAGTCCCTGTTTAGTAAACCTGGTTTGGGGCTGCATGATGAGGGTCTGGATGAGCTTTCCAAGTGCTTTAAGAGCATGAAGAATCCAACTGGATCTGACATCAGCGGCTTCGACTGGAGCGTTCCTCAGTGGCTCTTGGACGTTGATGCGGAGGTCCGCTCCCGCTTGGCGGGTGGCGGAGACCTCTGGCAGCGTAGGGCACGCTTGTTGGGTTTGTCGTTGTTTGTTTTGTCTGATGGCTCTGTTTACGAACAGGTTATGCGAGGCATTCAGAAAAGCGGCAGCTACAACACTTCGTCCACCAACTCGAGAATCCGTGTTGCACTGGCTGCTTTGGTTTCCGATTTTGAGGTTGGCTCTGTTGCTGCCATGGGAGATGACTGTGTTGAGGATACGTCCTGGATGGGCAATACCTCCATGAGTTATTCTTTTATGGAGGCCTACGCCAAGTATGGTTTCAGGGTTAAGGAGGTCCAGTTTGCGGAGTTTGATGGCTGCGTCGATTTCTGTGCGTATCGCTTTTGGCTCACTGATGACTGGAGGAATCTTTCCTCCTCTCGGTTTGAGCCCGTGCGCGCGGATAAGATGATCGCCACTTTCTGCTATACTTGGCCGACCTCCGCGCAGTTTGATATGAGGTTCGAGGCTTTAGGCCACGAGCTGCGTCACTGCGTGTCCACTTCGTGGCACCTTGACATGCTTGAAGTGCAGGAGAGCATCCGGCAGGAGGGGGTCGGAAAGACCAGGTAAGAATGCCTGGCAAACGCATTACTATGCAAAAGCCTAAGCCTGCCAAGGTCCCTCGCAAGCGTTCCACTGCCAAGCGTGCAGTGGCACCTGCTAGGACCTTGGCTCTGGACCAGGCCGCTCGCAAGTGGATCAGCCTTATGGCTGACCCGTGCAATGCTCCTTTGGTTGAGCCCTGCTATGGAGGAACCGGTACTGGTTACCTCTCTAGGGTTAGGGATTACATTTATCCTAACGCCCAAGCGGTGGACTTCCTTATGGAGTTTTCTCCCGGGGTTGACACTAGCGCAACCTTTAGGTCTGGGTGGGCTGCTACTTCGGGAGGTTCTCTCGGAACGGCGGCAATCCAAGGCATTGGGGGCATCATGGGCAACTTCGATGTGGTCGGCAGGAAACGTTGCGTTGCAGCTTGTGTGAAGGTGATTTACACTGGAGCTGAGCTGGATCGCAAGGGCTTGGTTGCTGGCACTCTGGATTCAGGGTATACCCTGATCGGAGGAGAGGCCATTGGGGGCACTGCCCCTGTGTGGCTCGTTGGCATGCCACATACAGCTCGCATGGGCTCTGAGAAGCATGAGTTTCTTTGGGTTCCTGGGGATTCAGACCAGAATTTCCGTGTTACTCAAGGTGGTGAGGAGCTCACCACCAATGAGAACAGTGGAAATTCCTTGCAGATTGTTGTTTCTGGAGCACCACCTGGCTCTTTCATTCTGGAGTGCACTTCCTGTTGGGAGTGGCAGCCGAGTGAGGAGCCTGGCATCAACCAGAAACCTTCAGGCATTGTTGGCATGAAGGGACCTCCTTCAGCCTTTCCTTTGTCTGCAATTCTCCATTCTATTGGAGACATTGGCAAGTTCGTCATCTCACGGGCCGTTCCTCTTGCTTCCACCATGGTCAATTCCTGGATGGATCCTAGTAGGTCAGCGTTGCGCATTGCGTATTAATGCGCGCAAGTCTCACTTTTGTGAGCTCCAAAGCCCTTGGGCAAGGCTTTGGAAGCGGCTTCGG